AAGTGTTATTGATCAGTATCGCGCTTATATTATCTACGATAAAGACTTTGCAACGTGGACTATTAGACAGTCGCCTGATTGGTATTATACTGAACGCCGATTCGATCATCAGCAATATTCTTAGCATTAACATCAATTAGTGCATCGAGTTGCTTAATAAAGTCCTTACCCACTAAAACTTTATATTCATTAGCCTCTCTATTACCGATGCTGAAAGGTACATTATCGAATACCGTACCTGCGAACTTAACTCTAAACCCCACAACAGGCCGCTTCTCAGTATGACCTGCACCTACATTAATTGTTATAGAATCAACGACATCCTTTATTAAACGCTTTCCGTTAATAGTAGTAAAAGAAACTTTTGAACCTTGTCTCGTTAGGTCTACACCGTGTATCACGTTGTAAGCACCATTACCAGAATCAATTTTCACTTTAACTCTACCTACTCCAGCAATGTCCATTTCTTCAATGAGACCTATAACTGTTTTCTCAAAAAAATGTTTAAATGTTATCATTGGCAATCAGAGCATCCTCCACATTCACACCCTTGCTTTGCGTATTCACAACCTGAATCCTCACTACCTGTATTGTACATCTCGTGACTATGATCACCACAACCCTCGTGTTGTTGATACTCAAGCCAGTGATATACAGAAGAAATATAATCCGATGCTTTTGTTATTTTAGATGATACCCAACCTTCAAGGGAAGGTAGATCTGCAACAATTTCTTTCAGCTTAGGAGCATACTCTGTAAGCTTATGCAATTCAGATAATGCCATTTCAATTTCACTAGAGTCATTCTCTTGATGATCACTACTATCTGTTGATACTTCTGCACCAGGCATATCCATTGTAACCATTACAGGTTTACCCATAAGGCTCGGAGCACTCACATCACCACCACCTACAAGACTATAGGCCTCGGATAACATTGCTTGATCTTTACGTTTTAGCATAACATTATTTATGCTATACCTAGGATACTCTTTATTCTTTCTTTATCTGTTTCTTTTATTTGTTGAGGTACGAAATAATCTACTACTGCAGGATCTTTTGACGCTATCATCTCTCTAACTTTTGTACCACTTATTCCACCGCCTTGTATATCTATCTTACTAATTACAACATGTGGGTATTTTTCAGGATTTTTAATAAACGAATTATAACGTGCCATATCTTGATCTTTAGCTCCAGCACCAACAATTAAATTAACATTATTATGCTCTATTGCTAGATCATAAGTAGATTGTACCGGGGTAATCGAACTCTTTACGATTTCAACAGGTTTAGAGAGGTATGGTTTGTATATTGCCCAGATTTGATAAGCCATTTCCTGTGTTATACCATCACGAGGACTTTTACCTATAAACACAACACCTTTATCTGCTCCTTGTAGTATATTTTCCAGCGCTTGAAAATGTCCATTAGTAGGTGGTTTAAACCCGCCAGGTAGTACAGCTACGGTTTCTACGTTTTCTAATCTTTCAAAAAATTGTCTAAAATTAATCATATTCTTCCTTTGTTTTTATGAAATGTAGGTGATATTACTTTAAAAATAAACGGAGTACCATCAGATCCCTTAAGTTTAATTACAAGTCCTTCATACTCACCGAGACTACCAGCTAATTTATTAAGTTCATCTAAGATCTTTAAGTGCATTCTCTTCTGTATAGGAAGCAATACTCTCGTTATATGCTGCCTTAATGCCTTTTTCTCACGTTGATCGTCTTGCTTTCTTGAAGGGTTATTTAAAATCTCAGCATAGTTGGGGTATTGCGAATAAAAATTATTAATCTCTTGTTCAGCTAAGTTCATTTCGTTCGATAAATTAATAGGATTAAATACTTCTATATCTAAAGGAAGAAACTTTACATCCTTAGTAGATAAATCGACTAGACTCTTTGTTATGTCATATTTTACATTATCTGGTAACTCGTTACCTTGATAATCTGTTATATTAATAATAGGGAATGTTGACCATACGCCCAACTTATCCTTTTCATAATTTGTAGCTACAAAATAAACTACGTTAGGATTATCCTCACGTGTTAAAGCGAACGGCGAATACAACCACTCAGCTTGAACACGTATACCGTCTAGATCTAAATCTTTTTTGTAGCGATCTAATGTCTTGAATACTATGTTTTTAATTTTATTAAAATTAGCTTCGAATGCTTCTCGTGTAGGTGCATGTTTTATTTTTTCTGTAAAATTACCGTCTGTTACAGGTCCTGAATAACTACCTTGTAAGAAAAACTTATTTTCTGATGTGATACCAAACTTTACACTCAAACCATCAGCTTTTTCAGATATGCTTGAATTACCGGGTTGTATGATACCGTTCGAATCATCTAGTACATTTATAAAATTAACAAAATTCTCAAAACTCATTGAGTATTGATCTGATTTATACTCTGAATAAAGATGTTGTACACCTACTCTCGTTCCTTCAGCTGTTGTACTTTCTGTTAATTTTTGCTGCGGTAGTAAAGAAGCAATATCTATACCTTCCTTTAAAATAGTCTGTCTTGCATCTGCCACTATAGCTAGAACAATATTAACATCTTTGTATCTCTTATATAAAGATGACATAATATTAGGAATTGTTTTAAGATTACGTTCTCTAGCACTTGGATCACCAAGTAAAATTTGCGATACTCTATCCGGGTTAGAATCCTCAACTACAGCTCCTGTAGCTCTATCTGTAATACCGTTTATACCACTCCACTTACAGTTAATATTTTTAGCAAGATTTGAAAGTACAATAGCTCTATGCATTCCCTTATAGGGTGGTATTTCATCGTTCGCTAATACAAATTGTGCAAATTTAATGTCATGTACAAACATAAAATCAGTTTGTACATACTGTTCGCTAACTCCTATAATAGGTGTTCTGAAGTGAACACTTATACCTGATCTAGCAATATAATCTTTAGGATTAAGGTTTCGCTCTTCGCACCAATCTTTTAATATAGATGTTAATTCATCCTTTGTATATTTTTGACTATTAACAGCAATATCTAGATCTCCTGAAGATTCTCTTTTACCAGTACTTCCTAGTAAACACCTATTAAGATTAATACCAACAATATTTGAGAGCATATCAACTGTTGGTTTAATATTAGCTAATTGTATACGTGTAGTAGGGTTTTGCTTAAACACATTTCCTCCCTCAACAATAACATGGTAATAATGTTTAAAATCTATCATAGTAAGTTTTCTATATTTGAGCTACCTGTATTTACTTTAGAAATGTTAGCTTTTTGAAGTTTTATATCTTTAGCAGACCCTGTACGAACAAGATTGATTTGATTAGGTAAAAATCCCCCTGAAGCATTTCTTATATCGAAACTATAATTACCTTTATCAGTAATAATAACTATAGATATATTTTTTCTCGATCTCCTATCATTAATATAATAAGGATATTTGACTTTAACTTCGGTTATATTACCTATAAATTCATTAAGCTTATCCTCATCAGTTACATCAGCTATTTCAAGATTATCCTTTTTATCTTTTTGCTTTACATAGATATAACCGTAATCAAATGCTGATCCAAGAAACTTATACAGTTCATCTTTATCCGCTTTACCTGTAACGTCGTGTGTTTCTGTTAAATACGGAACTGATTGTATTTTTTCTTTATAGTCTTCGAGGCCGCGAACTGCTGCTTTAATATTAACAGCTCCAGCTTCCATAAGGTCTTTACCTATATTATTTTTCTCCTTATTAGTAAATTTAACTTGATCATCCTCGATACTAAACATACCTTTAGCACCAGCATTTGACACTGTTTTACCGCCAATATTTTTAAGTGATATAAAGTATTTTTTATTATTAGTATCTATAAGAGTGATGTCAGAAATTTCATCTCCTTTATCCTCAGGACCTTTACTCGAGAGAGGTCTCTTTACACGTCTAGCAAACGTCTGACTCTTATCTAAGCCTTCAAATTCAACGTCCAATGCATGTTCTAGCTTATCTAGAAAGGATGGTTTATCTGCGCCCTCGTCCTTATAGTCAAAATATTGCTCGAGCTCTTCTAATAGACGTCGTTCGTACTCCATACCTTCATTCGAGAAACTACCACCACCTAGAGTAATAGTAAACTCATTATTTGATGCTTGATCTTTAACTATATATGAAGGAAATTTACCGGACGGTGAATCGGGATCACCTGGTAAAATTGAACCAACTATAATAAGATTAATTTCATCAAGGGTTTTTAAGAAATCTTGAGTAAACTGCTCTTTATCTTCAACTTTTTTAATAGGTTGAAATCTAATTGATCCTTTCCTACCAGAGCCACCACGTACATCTGGATTGGCATCTACAATAGCTCTTTCTACATCTTTTTTTGTATTAAACTCACGTACAATAAATCTATCAAGCACAACTTTACCTGTGTCGGATATTTGTTGTCTGTATATATTAGCTAGTTGCTTATTACGCATTTGCTAGATCGCTTTCTATATCTATATCTGATTCTTGACCGAGAAGATCTTTAATAGTTGTTACGATTTTTTCAGGATCTACTTCTGAGAATTCATTAACAAGAGGCTTTAATATTATTAATTCCTCATCTGTAGGTACATGTAATAAAGATTGAATTATAAGCTCTTTATACAGTGGAAATATTTCAACTAAGTTTAATTTATTTACATCAGATGTATTACTAGGTGTAGTGGTGGGTGTTGAAGTACCTGCTTGATTAGCTGCTTGAGGTTCAGTTGCATCTGCTGGCTGCTCAAATAGAAATATATAACTATTTAGTAAACTTAAAGTCTTAGATTCTACTTTTAAACTATGATCTAGACTAAGTATAGATTTTATTTCTTCTATAATCTTTGATATAGGTATATTAACAGATCGCTTAATTTCATTAATTTTATTAAAAATAAAAGTTTGTTTATTTTTGTCGAATAGAGACGGGTTAAATATAAATGAATTAGTCAAAATTTTAATAACATACTTTTCATTTTCATCTAAAGGTGTAATTACTGCTTCAGGTGGTACTGTCGCCTCTGGGGGAGTTATATTGGCGGGAGACTCTTCTGGAACTTGAGTCTCTGTTGCAGGCTCCTGTTCATTAAGTATTCTATAATACTTTTTAAGTAATTGATCTGTTTTCATGCAATAGTTTAATAATTTGGTGTTACCGGTCTATTTGCTGCAGTAGTTATGTTTTTTGCAACCTTGACAATGGCGTTTGAAACATCAGTTCTCGCTTTAAGTACTTGAGGATTATTTTTAAGACGGGCGGGATTTGTATTCAGTACACCTGTTATTATTTCATCCTCGCCTTCTTCCTCTTCTGTAGCTTGTGAGATATTCTTAAGTTCTAAATCAATAACTTTATCACCTATTGTAATAGTTACAATATCTTTAAATGTTTTTAATGATGATAATATACCAGCTTTATTAAAGAGTTGTTGTAACTCTCGTAGTACTTCTCTATTTTTATCAAGATCTTGTGGAGGTAGATTATTTTCCACTAAATTAAGAAACTTATTCATGTCTATATTTATCTAACAACTAACAATTTGTTACTTATATGTTTAAAGTATACATCATTAAGGTAACATAGATCATACGATTTTAAAAACTTAATTAAATTTTTAAAAGAAAATCTAAGGACATCGAAGTTATTACTATAATGTAATTGAGTTTCAAGTAATACCACCCTATCAACTACATTGTTATGTATTCCGTCGATAAAAAAATCAACTGTAGTATCACTAATTATAAATTGAAAAGGTAATTTTTTTAAAGTTTTGTGTATTAAATTAAAAATAATATCAAATTCCTCACTAGGTATAAGCCTTGTATTACGGTTAATATAAATCGCAACAGGTTCTCTAAGAGACATAGCTTTAATTTTATCGCAAAGTGTAACAATGAGACAATTTATAAATATTTTTTGTGTATCTTTGTACTTAAAGTCGTTACGAATACCATATAAAGATATATCAGTATTATATTTCTCAAAAACATTCTTAAGAATATAATCAAAATTTAACAACCTAATGTTGTATTTCGGTAGTTTGCAATCTATAAGCATTTCCGTTTTTGGGTTTCCCAATTCGTAGGTTAATAATTCCGTTGTAATAGTCATTTCTTAGCAGCACTTCCTCTTCAAATTGAAGTTTAGCCTCAAAATAGCTAAGTGCAAACTTTGAATCACACCATCGTAGTATTTCAAAATTAAAGTTATCTTTTCCGTAGGTTATTATATCCTCGTTAAGTTCACGTGACGAAGATGTATAAGTCCTCCAATCTGTTTCTCGTTCTTCATGACGTTTATTACGCTTACCCTTTAGTGGTTTACGTTTAAAGATTGTCTTACATTGCTTTTTACCGATATAATGTTTGCAGTTATTTAGGCATGTAATTTTGTATATAAAACCGTAAGGAATCTCACTACCCTCTAACTCCAAAGATGTTATCCAATGCCCTAAATCCATTATTTTTTATTTTTACGCTTTAATCTCTTTTTAGTACGTTTAATAATACCGGATCTCTTACGTATATAAGGATCAGGTGTAGCAATTCTAGCATCCCCAGGAGCATAAAAATCACTACTTGTAGGATTGGTCGGACTAAATCCCTCAGCACTACCTCCTAAAACACCAGCTGAATCCATTTCAACTAATCTCTGATAAATTTCTTCAATAGTTACAGTTGATTTCATATATAAAAGTATTTATAATAACTTTGTGGATTTGATAGAGCGATACAGAGAAGAAATTGGAAAAGATCTTGTAATAAATGATTTTAATATTAAAGATATTCAGTTAAAATTGCCGTCTCGTAAGCATTACTGGGCAGCTAGATTAATTGACGCTAAAATTGCTCATTATAAACTAATTAAGCGTAAGAAATCTCTTAAAGAATCTATTGCTAAACGTATTATTAATGAAGCTCCCGTAAGAGTAACACAACAAACAGCTG